GCTCTGTATTGCACGATCTCAATGTAACCTATGGTAAGGTATCAAAAAAACACGATCGTTTCATATCAACTCTCATGAAAAGCCGTAGGTGTATATCCTAGTTTTTACCACTGTATTGGGTAGTTTTTGTGTGCATAATTAAGATTCAACTAACAAGGAGACTATTATGTGGACAAAACCAGCAGCTACTGAAATGCGTTTTGGTTTCGAAGTAACCATGTACGTATGCAATAAGTAATTATTGTTTGGTATAAAAAGAAAGGGGCTTGCGCCCCTTCTTTGTTATTAAGAACGTAAGCCACCGCTTCCGTCACTGGATCTTCTCATGCGTTCACCTCTCATCTTCATTATAGCTAAACGCTCCCTAAGATTGTCTTTATCCATACCCAGTATCTGTACTGCTAAATCAAACATTGGATTATCTCTGTAGATAAAGTCTTCAGCACTACGAACGATGTAGTCAGGTGATCTGTACCCAAGAAGCTCATGTATGGCGTTCTCAAGTACAGCGATCACTAACCTAGCACGCCAGTCATTAGTGGCATAACTGCGCTCCATCATTCTTTCGTATAAAGGATCATGTGTTACGTCCATCACTCATTCTCCATCCTACGAATAATGTCCCCGATCTCATTCTTGATTGCTAAGAATGTATCTGGGCCGAGTATTGACAATGCTTGTTTGTTTACCTCAAAGAATTGCAATAGCTTCTTTGCTTTCTCTTCGACAGGTAGTTTACTGTTACCAATCGTGTGTGACATATCAATCATGGTATTTTTTAATTCATTCTTGTCTTTGACCTCAATCGGATCCTTGCCAGGTAGATTGAGGTTTAGGACTTTTTTACTTCTTCAGGTGCCTTTCTTTGTGGTAGTTTGTCAGCCATTGATTTCTTTTGGCTAGATTGTTCTTGTTTACGAGCTTCTTTTTGCTCATCAGACATGGCACTATTTCCATCATCATCTTCTGGTGCCAAGCCACATGCTGCCATCAAAGATCCTCGACGTGCATAAGTTAATGCTCCCATATAGCCATGTGGGTCTTGTTTAGCAAGTGGCATATAAAAGATTCCAGCAGAAAAATCAGTGCCTGACTTGTGTAAAAACACAGTTTCTACTTTTACACCATTCTCGCAGTCGTGTGTTTTCTGTATTACAGCTATATCATTATCATGCAGTGCTGTCATGACGGCTTGATAACACCCAGCTAAATCTACATACGAACTGCCTTTGCCATTCTTTTTATAAAAATCATTACTTGCATTTTTAATTGCTGGGTTGAATGCTTTTTGTGCATTGACAAAAGCTTCATAAATGTTACTAACAGTCCCCAAAGTTTTCTCTGTCATAATCTTCTCCAAAGTAAGTTAATAATAATTGTTGACGTCTGCGTTTATCTCGAATACGTCTGTTAATAATGTATAGAAAAGCAACATCATCTCTTTGATCTTGCTCATACTCTTCTTCTCTTTCAACAGTTTCGTAATACTCTTGACCATCATCTAAGTATTCATCAGTCATTGTTGACACTCCTTATGCGTAGTTTAGATTGACGCACTGTTCGAGCTGGTCTTGCTGGTACGATCTTTTCAGGCGTCCCTTTGTAATTAATCATCGGCCATGACACTTTGTGTTGACCGACAAGTGCATATTGATGATCACGCATTAAGTTCATAATACGTAATTCATGGTTCTTTATTTGCTCTTCAATGTCTGCATGAATCTGACGTAACTCTATGATTTTATTGACATCTTCTTCTGCATCATCTAACTCAATCGTTGTCTTTTCTGCTTCATCAAAGATCGATGCGGCTTCTTTAGTTGACTCCATGTCATACCATTCCACCTCATCATTGGTTTTGTATTTGTCCAGGCGACGTTGAAAATCAATGACAGCTTCATGGATACGAGCAATCACTTCCTCGTCCCTTTGATATACAAAAGTTTTTAGAGTCGTGCCTTTGTACAGTACACACACAGCACCCCACTTGGCACCGGTGATGTCCATTTGCATTTGCAATTGCAATGGCCCACGATACAGTGGTAGATCATGTGCTGATTCAACTTCATGTGCTGTTAGCTTGGCTTCAACTACACCCATGCCATCGAGTTTAATCTCATCAGCGTTGACACACACAATACCTTTTTCAATATCCGTCATGATGGTTCTATTGTCACCTGTTACAGTGCCATCTAAACTACATGCAATGGGTATTGACTTGTGAAAGTATGGTTTAAGATGTGTGGTCTTTGGATTGCCAAGTCCAAGCCTTGCACATGATTCATTCAGGATCGTTGTCTCAAGTGTATTGCCCCAAAACATTGACTCATTCTCTTTGAATGGTGGCTCAATGCCTGAGATAACGTCCATCTTTTGTTTTAATAGTTCGTTGACTGTCATAAACTTTGAAGCCCCCATCAATACAGGGACTTCAGAAGCTGATAACTGGTCGTTCGGTGTGACTTTACCGACCATGATTATCCTTTCGATTTAAAAAGTCTAATAAGTTATCAAGATCATCGATCATTGAAAACCAGTCTTGCATGTTCAATTGACCTGATCGTTCTAACTCAAAGATTAAGTTGATTATTTGCCTGATGTGGCTTTTAACTTGGGTTTTGTGTTGAATTTGTATTGTCATCGTATATACCTTTCTCGGTTTTACATTCTTGTTTAGTTTTAACAAATACATCTACATCAGCCTGTACTTGTTCGAATAATACACCTTGATTACAATATAGCTTCAAGGTATCTTTATTGTAAGATATCCTTAAATTAATTGCAAGATCATAAATCAATGCACCTAATATAAGGCCTAATATCAAGTGACTTAGATTTTTTATCATCGTTTTCACTCCTCTTGTTTAGTAAATAGTTTTCAATATAGAGATCATCAAGCCAATCTTGGCCATTCTCATATCCACAATAGGTTTCATTTTCCATGTTTTTTTCTTTCGAAATAGTTATAAAAAAGTTCTAGGCCAACACACAAATAGTGCATGAATAACATCCATGCAAGGATAATGCCAAAGAATTTTAAATCGTATAAATAAGATGGATGCATAAAACCCCCTTAGATTGTTAAAAGATAATAGCAGCCTATGCCTATCATACCGAACCAAATTAAACCCCCTATAACGTCCATTATGAGGGTTTTTCTGCGCCTTTTACGCGCTAGATCATCCAGCATTTGCGGGTTTATGTCTGATAAGTATCTATCAAAGTTATTCATGATTAAACCTCTCTTATTCTGTAATTAATAGGATCATCAAGTTCAAATATATCGCCGTTAATGTAATGAGTAACTTGATCGTAAAAAATCTCAAATAAGGCGCTTTTTGCGGCTTCATGAGTGTTAAATAATTCGGGTTGTCTATCGCCTTTTTTATCAGTGATATATAAAGCCGAACCATAGTTATGTAATGTAACTAATTTCTCTACTATAAACATAATTTAATACCTTTCATGGTTGTTATTAAAATGATTATCTTAAAATGATAATCAGATAATGCCCCGTAAGACATTATCGGTTATCACTTAGTTATAACAAAGCCGCTTTGATCTTTTCGCGCTTTTCCTTTTGCATATAAACCTAAAATAGCGTTCTTAGGGTTTAAGAATGTAAGATCGTGTTTATCGCCGTCAAATACTTTTCTGTTATGGAATTTAACGGGTATATTTTCGGGCTTGTCAAATACCGCCGCAATACGAACGCCGTTCCTAATAGCGCGTTCATTGTACTTTTGAAAGTCTTTTTTGCCGCTATAAGAAAAGGTTAAATCATAGTTCGCGGGCAGATTGGTTCGGTTTGGTATTTTTGTATAGTCATAGAATTGAACATCTGGAAAAGCTTCAAATATAGTCTGAACTTTATTATTAGATGTAAACTTTATATTCTCAAAACGAATATCTGAAGTGCCATTTAATCTAACGGCGGCTTTAATTCCTAACCGCTTAGCTTTATTAATTAACGAATGAATCTCATTCGCTAATAAAACCATAAAAGTATTTTGATCATTTAAAAATAACTTTGTGCGGTTTAATCTAGCTTCTTGAACGTTAGAGAATACACCGCGCCCGGCTGTATCTAAGCAAGGTTTTTTGCATCCCGCTAGTTCGGCCATTGGACAAAGATTGACGCCGCTTTTGTCCGCTGGTGTTAAATAAAGAATACCGGTTAAATATCCAAACTTAGTATTCTTACTTGTTTTTGCGTTTGTATCTATACTTAATAGTTTCATGATTGAATGCCTTTCATAGCTTGATTAATATTGTATGAATCATAATATCTTAATGAAGATTTACCGAACGCGTGGTTATATCTGAATTGATAGTTAACATTATTTTCTTTTAATGTTTTTATCAATAATGAAGCGTCGCAATCTTCTTCAAGATATGCATGATTGTTGTTGATATAAGAATATGAAGTTATCTTGTCAATTAAGTTTAATTGATTTAAATGCTTCAATGATATCTTTATCCAAGAATGGCCTGGGTCTGTAAATACTTGTAATGTGATTTTCTTCATTGTTTTAACCTTTCATAGTTTCAATATAAATGAAGTAAAAAGAATTGATTATCATCAAAATAATTGATGGATAAATAAAGTTAGTTACAGCTAGAAAAAGCGCAAATAAAGCGCTGAGAGTGAATAATGTTACGTGTAAATATATGTTCATAATGTACCTTTCATGGTTTATTAATGATAAAAAAAAGCGGGGCTTATTAAGCCGCCGCTAATTCTTTTTGTTCTGCCAATTTAAAAGCTGTATTGGCTTCTTTATGTTTTCTTTTAATTTCTTCTTTATTAGCTACTTTTTTAATCATGGCATCTTCTGTATGATAGGCAATTCCATATTTCTCGTATAGTTCAATAGTCAATAATTGCACTTCATAAAAACATACTTTGCCATGTAAATACTTTACAGAAGTACGATCGGCAGAAGAATTAAAATGCGCTGCATATTCTTTGTTTATGCCTATATAAAATATAATATCGCCTAACTCTTTTTTAGCTTGTTTAGTGTTTAAGTTTGTCATTTTGTTACCTTTCATGGTTGTTAAAAATGCGGCTTTGTTTGTGCCGTTGTGTAATTATAAACATAAAGATATCTAAAATGCAAACACTTTTTTAATCATGGCGTAAATACTAGATAGTTACAGCATGGTTGATACATAACACTATTAATGAGAGTTACTTATAACTAGTTGAAATTGATATAACCATAACCCCCTCTTTTTTCATTTTCAAACACCCCTACATGGCCATGTCATATCAAATATGATTGCATGAATGATAAAAGGTTGATCATGATTGCAAATTTGAAAAGGTACCTATCACCCCCCCACACCCCTTCCGTATATCGTAGGTATCACACTCAAATTTTTCCTAGTTTTTTCAACAAGCGCTTGTTAGATATCGCAAACACAGTCTTTTTCTGTGCATCGTTGAATTCAGACCAGTTAACAATCTCAGAACGAGTTCGCCCACAGGCGATACACAGTTCTGTATTGTCTATAGACTCAAGTCTACATTGGAATATACATGGAGATTCCTGTGGATAACTTGTCATGGTGTCCTCATGGTCATTAGTTATATATATATCATTGGTGCATGTGGTCAGCATGCCATGTTGATAACTTGAAGTTAATAGAACCTAACCCGATAAAAAAAAGGTATTTATCGAATACATGTAATACATGGATAGCTCTCGTTTATCTAGTAAGCTGTACGCCCGCTGCCACGATTCCTGATACCTTTACATACTTCTAATAGAGGAGATCTCTGCGGTTAAACACGTTTATTCCCTTGGTCGCTATCTACCGACGGGAGGTCTGGGTAATGGACCCGTTAAATACATATTACCATATTCAAGGTTTAAATCAATACTTGCAGTTAGGTATATATAAGATATACTATATCTATGGATCCATTTAAGATTACAGAACCAACAGTAATATCCTTTAGTGGAGGTCGGACTTCTGCTTATATGCTATGGCGTATTCTACAATCTAATAATGGATTACCAGATGAAGCCATTGTTTGTTTTGCAAACACAGGTAAAGAAGAGGAAGCTACATTACAGTTTGTTCATGATTGTGAAACGAAATGGAATGTTCCGATCGTATGGTTAGAATATGTATGGCATGAAGAACCAAGTTACAGGTTTAAAGTAGTTGACTTTGAAAGTGCATCTCGCAATGGAGAGCCATTTCTAGCTTACATACAATCTACAAAGGCAATACCAACACCAGTATCAAGAGCATGTACTGGTCATTTAAAAGTACGTGCGATAGATAAATATATCAAATCTATTGGATGGCAACATAATGAAAATATGGACTGGATGGGTATAAGAGCTGATGAACCAAGACGTGCTGCCAAAGTAGACAAAAGCAGAGTTCCTTTATACGTTGCTGGTATAACAAAACATGATGTTGGTGAATTTTGGACTAACCATGATTTTGATCTTGGCCTACCTAATATGAATGGTAAAACCATGCATGGAAATTGTGATCTTTGTTTTTTGAAACCTACCCATCAAATTGTAAGTTTAATAAAAGAAAAACCAAGTCGTGCTGATTGGTGGATTGAGGTAGAAACAAAACATGATAATTTTAGATTAGATAGACCTAATTATAAAGCTTTAAAAGAATTTGCTATTAATCAACAAGACATGTTTGATCAAGATGAAGAAGCAATACCATGTTACTGTGGAGACTAAGTGGAATACAAGATACCTGAATCGATACAGATACAGAAGTTAAGAAACAAGGATCACAGGCATTTTGTAGTAATACCATTTAAAGCGGTACTAGATAAGAAAGTAACACCAGGTAACTTGAGAGTATTAGCAGTCCTCGCTGGTTACTGTAACAAACAAGGATTTAGTATTGTTGGGATCCGGACACTAGCTGAGAAGTTACATTGTACCTACCCAACCATACAATACCATCTACAGAAACTGATGAAGTTAGGGTATGTAGAGATGAGGCCGAGATCGGCTTATCCTGGCATCCGTGGAAATTTAAGACGGATCGTTTATGATAGTAGTGTAAAGTGGGATGATGTCAAAGGTTATATGCTAGATAATGAAGACATTAACTTTATAAAAAAATACACTAAGATCGAGGGAGGAAAAGATGTTTGAATATTGTTTGGTGGTTTGGATCACAATGGAGGATCCACAATACGTGGGGAACTTTGTGAGTTGTGCCGTAGCCAATAACTATGTGGCCGAGTATTATGCTGATGCGCCATATACGTCTTGTCTACATGAAGATTATATTATGTTGCCGGAAGGCTTTATAAAAAGAGAGGTGCATTATGAGTGATGGTGGTAAAGGAAGTATCCCAAGACCTGTAGATCCTAAGAAGTGGGATGAAGGATTTAAACGTATTTTTGGAGATGAAAAGAAAAAGAAATGACATTGCGTGAGTTCTATATGTTAGTCATCAAAGAGTTTAATGATGGCCAACCATTAGACTATAAATTTACAGACAAGAATGGTTACTGGAAAATGACCAAAGGATTTACTGGACATGGTATGAAAGTAATTACAGCTGGTGAATACCTGAAGATTGTAGAAATGTGCAAACGTGATGTAGCAAAAGAACATGAGAATGATACACGGAGTCGCGGACGTCCGACAAAAAAGGTTCGTAATAAATATGTAGGAGACTTGTATGAGTGAACTAAAACCTTTCCTAGTTCGTCTCACTCCTCAAAGTGTTGAGTTGTTAGGCAAGACTGCGAAGGAGCAAGAGAAAACCAAGGCGAGTATAATCAACGATGCAATCAAGGCTTACTGTACTAAAGACATTAATTCTAGATTAAATCGACTATGACACCGACACTGAGATTTGAATTGCCCTACCCGCCAAGTGTTAATAATTATTGGCATGCATCGGGAAAGCGAAGATATATCTCTCCAGCTGGAAAAAAATTCACTGAAGAAGTGTTTGCAGTAGTTAAACAAGCTGGTTATAAAAGCTTTGGCGATAAGAGTCTTGGTATCAGTGTTATGATCCACCCCAGGTCAAAACGTAAGTTTGATTTGGATAACACACTAAAAGCAATATTAGATGCACTCATGAAGGCTGACGTGTATGATGATGATAGTCAGTTTGAATACATTGAAATTGCTAGAGGTGAATCAAGGGATGGTGGCGCTGCCGTCGTCCATATTTATGAAATAGAAAAGGAAGAAGATAATGGCTGAAGATAATAAACGTCCGTTAGAATTGAAAGAAAACGAAGGCAAATTATTTGTAAACAACGATAAGACAGAGGATTGGCATGGCGACTACCAAGGCCAAGTGTTACTACCAGATGGAACACGATGCTACATTAATCTCTACGAAAACGTTTCACAGGCTTCTGGAAACCGATGGTATAAGATTAAGATCGGTAATCCAGTTAAACAAAGTACCAATACCCAACCATCCGCACCAGTACAGAATAACGTCCAGGCGGATAATGTTGTGGACATGGAAGACGATTTACCCTTCTAATGACTGAAACGAAAAACAAAAATAAACCGATTCCAAGTCTCTCAGGGTACGGCGGTGTAAGGGCCTTGCAGAAGAACTTGGAAAAAAGTACGACCATTGCAGCAAACCGAGAGGCAGTTGCCTACTCGTTGCTGTGTATGGCGAATACAAAACTATCAGACATAATGAGTTGGGATGAAGATGGCAATGTTAAAGTCAAAGCAAGCAAGGACATTCCAGAGCATGCAATGCAAGCAATCAAGCGCATCAAGACGAACCCTAAGACTGGTGAGATTGAAATCGAACTCTGGGACAAAGTCCAAACCTTAAGACTGTTAGCGAAAGCTAGTGGCTTATTAGATAATCCTGATGACTCAGATAAACCATCAGTGATTGGTATTAATATTAAAGCACCGGAAACAATCGATAATGAAGAATAAAGCAGCACGAGATAAGTTTATGGCTATCATCAAAGAACAAGAAGAACAATATAAAAATTACAACCGCAGTATTGAATGGGTTAAGAAGTTGTTAAAAAAACCAAATCCTGATTATGAGATTGCAAACAAGATAGCTAAAGAAGCAGCAAGAAAACTAAGGATAGAAATAGATGAATGATAACGTCAATCGACCCAAGCATTACACACAAGGTAAAGTGGAATGTATTGATGCTATCGAGTCGGCAACCATGGGTCTGGTGGGGATAATTGCAGTTTGTGTAGCAAATGTAATTAAGTA